GCGGTGTATCAAGGGGTTATGGCAAATGGTGGGTTTATGGTTTTTGAAAATGGTTGGATTGATACAAAACGAACATTAGCATGGCAACCACTTCCTGCACCATATCAGAAGGGAGAAAAGCATGAAACTGTGGCTTTATAAAAAATTACATTTGAATGATGATTATTCGGTAAGAGCAACACAACACAATGATATTCGGGAAAATATTCACACATACGGCACACCGTGGTTTTTTAAGGCAGTTGTGATGTATATTCGATTTCATTTTAAATATCCAAACTGCACGGTTGTTTTTACACATCATAAGTACAGATAGAATGTGAAGGGGTTATGATATGCGTGAAATCTTATTCAAAGCAAAGACGATAAACACCAAAAGATGGGTGCAGGGTTATTTCTTTGCAAAACCGATTCTTGAAAGGTACTTCATTATTCGTGATGAAGCACAGTGGGAAATTGATCCGAACACTTTATGCCAATACACAGGAAAGACCGACAAGAACGGCAACATGATTTGGGAAAATGACCTTGTTGAAGTAAAGAGTAATAAACGCCATTTTATTTCCCAAATATATTGGGATGATTATTGTGAAGGATTTATGTTTCAAGATACAGAAACAACATTCTGCGGCATGGATGCATTTTCTGATGGTGGATGTTACCGTTTTAATAATGAAGTTGTCGGCAACGCATTTGACAATGCGGATTTAGTGAAGGGGTGATGATATGGCAGAAAACAGATGTATTTGTTGCGGTGCTGTGATTCCAGAAGGAAGACAGGTTTGCCCAAACTGTGAAGTAAAGAAGTGCGGTTTTGAGGATGTTTCTTGCACAAGGAAGTGTATTTACTTTCATACTTGTATAAGAAATCCTTACATATACGAAATCAGAGAAGGGAGAAAATGAACTATGACAGTGGAAGAAGCATTGAAAGACATTGTTGAAGATGGTATTGAATTAGGTGCAGGAGATTATGTTGATGTAAATGCATTGAAGGTTGCAAGAAATGCACTGAAAGCACAAATCAAGTTGAAAGACTACATAGAACGCATCAATCAACCAGAATATAATGATATTGTATGGAAGAAAGATGAAGTGGTCCTGCTGTTGCAGGAATTGGTTGCAGAATAAAAAAAGTGTTGGGTTTTGTATATGCTGTGACTTTTTTGTATGTGTTGTGACTTCCTGTGACTTTTGTGCAAAAAGTTGTATATATTGTGACTAAAAAATATTTTACAATAGGATTTGGGCGTGTTACAATTATGATGTCAAATTATGAAAAGCACTTTGCTGAAACATGCAAGGTGCTTTTTCTGTTATATAAATAACATGCTGATGTGGCAGAGTTCGGTTGATTGCACTGGTCTTGAAAACCAGAAATCAGAAATGGTTCGAAGGTTCAAATCCTTCCATCAGCGTTTTTTTGAAAGCCTTTTAAATCTAATTTAAAGGGCTTTTTGTTTTGGGCTGAACAGAAGAAATGAAAGGGTTGTTGCTGTGTGAGAATACCAACAGGAATTTCACTTGCATCATATATCAGGAAACTAATTGAAGAAAACAAAATTGAAGAGTTCTATCAAACAGATGACTGGAAGGAACTGCGTGCTGAAGTATTAGAAGAACTTCACAATGAATGTCAGGAATGTTTGAAGCATGGAGAACTCACAACAGAAGAATTGTGTGTGCATCATGTCAATGAAGTCAAGGACAGACCTGATCTTGCGTTGTCCAAGTATTATATTGACAGTGATGGCAACCAACAACGGCAATTGATTCCGTTGTGTAAGATTTGCCACAATAAAGTGCATAAAAAACTGGAAAAATGGCAGAAAAAAGACAAGTTTACTAATGAAGAATTGTGGTAATACCCCCACTCCCCATATGCCCAAAATTTTTTGGGGGGAGAAAAACGAAGGGGGGATTCGACAAGTCAAAAAAAATTCCCTAAATGGGAAAATGAAAAGGTGGTGAAATAAATGGCAGGTAGACCGAGAGAACCAGTTGATTTGCTGATTGCAAAAGGCAAAAAGCATTTGACAAAAGATGAAATTGAAGAAAGAAAAGAACAGGAAATTGAAGTGCCATTTGTGGACATTGAACCACCAGAATATTTGAAGGGCAAAAAGAGAATTGCAGAATTCAATCACTATGCAGATATGCTTTTGAAGATTGGAATTTTCACAGAATTGGATGTGGATGTTCTTGCACAATATATTCTGGCAAAAGAACTGTATCTGACATATACAAAACAGCTTGAAAAGGTGATGTCCAAAGCAAACATTGTTCACAAGTGGGCTGTTGTTGATGAACTGGCATCCAAGTGTGATGATTCAGGAACGCTTGAACATTTAGTGGCACTTCTTGAAAAGCTATGCACAAGACAACGTGGTGAAGATGCCACAACATTGATGGGCTTGCAGGATAAAGCATTCAAGCAATGCATGTCTTGTGCAAAAGAACTTGGTTTGACAGTTACAAGCAGATGTAAATTAGTAGTTCCAACGCCACCAGATGATGAAGATGATGAATTGTGATAAATAAATACATTCAAGACTATATTGATCTAGTCGAACAAGGCAAAATCAGAACTTGCACTGAACAGAAACAATTGGTGGCAATGGTAAAAAAGGCACTGCAAGAAGAAGATTTGAAAGTTGATGAAGTTCGGCTTGAAAAATATATGTCATACCAACAATATTTTCCGTTCAATTTGTTCCCTTGGCAGACCTTTGTGTTTGCCCTGCATTGCTGTGTGTTCAAAAAAGACGGAACACCACGTTGGTCAGACCTGTTTGTGCTGATGGGGCGTGGTGGCGGCAAGAATGGATATTTATCATTTGAAGATTTCTGCCTGATTACACCAACAAATGATATTGCATATTATGACATTGACATTTGTGCAAACAGTGAGGAACAGGCAAAGACATCATTTGATGAAATATACAACATTCTTGAAAATCCGCAGTGGACAAAGAAGTTCAAGAAGAACTTCAGATGGACCAAAACGGAAATTCAGAACATCAAGACACGTTCAAAAATTAAGTACAGAACCAACAATCCAAAAGGCAAGGATGGTTTGCGGTCAGGAAAGGTTGACTTTGATGAACCGCACGCATATGAGAATTGGGAAAACATCAATGTGTTCACAACTGGACTTGGTAAAAAGCCGCATCCAAGAAGAACCTATGTTTCAACCAATGGTGATGTGCGTGAAGGTCCTTTGGATCAGTTAATTGAAAAGAGTAAAAAGATATTAGAAGGTGAGATTCCAGACAACGGATTCTTGCCTTTTATTTGTAAATTGGATTCTGAAGAAGAAGTCCATGATCCTGACAATTGGGAAAAGGCAAATCCTTCTTTGCCATATCTGCCAACGCTGAAAGACCAAATGATGCGTGAATATCAAGATTATTTGCTTGATCCAGTCATCAACAACGCATTCATGACAAAAAGAATGAACATTCCGCAGGGCAGAAAAGACACGGAAGTTGCAACATGGGAGAACATCAAGAAAACAAATGGTGAAGTTCCTGATCTGGCAGGCAAAACCTGCGTGTGCGGAATTGACTTTGCAAAGACAACAGACTTCATTTCAGTGTTCCTTCTGTTCAAGCAGAATGAAAAGTATTATGGCATTCATCATTCTTGGTTCTGCACACGGTCAAATGACAGGCACAGAATCAAATATCCGCTTCATGAAGCGGTGGAAAAAGGCACACTGACAATGGTTGATGATGTTGAAATCAATCCATCCATGATTGCTGAATGGATTCATGAACAGGGCATGATATATGACATTGAAAAGATTGCAATTGATAGTTTCAGATATTCCCTTTTGTCAAGGGAACTTGCGAACATTGGCTTTGAAGCAAAAGAAAAGAAGGTCAAATTGGTCCGTCCTTCTGATGTCATGCTTGTGCAACCAAAGATTCATTCATGGTTTGTGTCAAACAAAATCATTTGGGGTGATGATTCGTTGATGCGGTGGTTCACAAGAAATACCAAACTTGAACCTGCACCGAATAACAACTTCAAATATGGAAAGATTGAACCAAAGTCAAGAAAGACTGATGGATTCATGGCATTTGTCGCATCCGTAACACTTGAAGAAGAACTTCCAGAAACATCAGATTTTGGATTCTTTGAACCAATTATATTTTAGAAAGGGGTGAGAAAGTGAGGAAATACAGTCTTTTTAATTTCTTGGAAAGAAAGATGGACACTTCTGAAATCAGTCCTATTACACAGAAGTTGTTGGATCAGTTGGCGTTCAAGGAACTTGCACTGTATATTGGCATTTCATACATTGCGAACACGTTGAGCAAGTGCGAATTCAAGACCTATGAAAACGGTGAAGAAGTCCAGAATAAATTGTATTATATGCTGAATGTTTCACCGAATCCAAACGAGAATTCCAGTCAGTTCATCAACAAGTTCATTGAAAACTATTACTACCAAGGACATTCCCTGATTGTGCCGCACAATGACATGATTTATTGTGCAGACAGTTTTGACATTGATGATTCAAAACCGTTGCAGGAAAACATTTTCTTCAATGCAACCTTTGGTTGTCAGCAGTTGAAGAAAAAATTCAAAGCAAGTGATGTGTTTTATTTCAAACTGGACAATCAGAATGTGAAGTGCCTGATTGATTCATTATACATGCAGTATGGTGAAGTGATTTCACAGGCGTTGGCAACCTATAAGCGCACCAATGGCACAAAATACAAATTGATTTTGGAGAACTACAAAGCAGGTGATGCACAGTTCAATCAGATTTTCAATACAGTGCTGAAAGAGCAGTTGAAAACCTTCCTTGAAAATGAAAATGCAGTCTATCCGCAGTTCAAAGGAACTGATTTGCAGGAATTCACATCAAAGTCTTCCATGAAAGACACTTCAGACATCATTTCCATGCGGAAAGAAATCTTTGAAGTGACTGCGCAGGCGTTGAAGATTCCGTTGCCAATGATGCTTGGAAACATCACCAACATGAATGAGATTGTGAAAGTTTATCTTTCCATCTGCATTGATCCGCAGGCAGACATGATTGGTGAAGAATTAACACGGAAATATTATTCCTATGAAGAATGGAAAGCAGGCAACTATATCAAGGTTGATACATCCTGCATCAATCATGTTGACATCTTGGAAGTTGCCGACAAGATTTATAATGCAATCGGTTCTGGATGTGCAAACATTGACGATATGCGCAAGCGTTTGGGATGGAAGCCGCTTGGAACAGATTTCAGCAAACAGTTCTTCTTGTCAAAGAACTTTGTTCCTGCTGAAGAAATGCTGAACGCAACAATGAAAGGGGGTGAGTAGATGAAGCGGAACTATTATTCCTTGGAGAAAGCAAAGGAAACAGCAACAATCAACATCTATGGTGACATTACAAGTTGGGCATGGGAAGAACTTGGTGAAGTAAGTGCAGTGAATCTTTCAAAACAACTGGATGCACTTGGTGATGTGAATGAAATTCATGTTTATATCAACAGCTATGGTGGAGAAGTTGCGGAAGGTCTTGCAATTTACAATGCATTAAAACGCCACAAGGCAAAGGTCACAACATATTGTGATGGTTTTGCATGTTCCATTGCTTCAGTCATTTTCATGGCAGGTGATGAACGTGTCATGAATGAATCTTCACTGCTGATGATTCACAATGCATGGACAATGGCAGTTGGCAATTCAGAGGAATTGCGCAAGCAGGCTGATGATTTGGAGAAAATCACACAGGCATCTGTGGAAGCTTACAAATCACATTCTTCTTTGTCTGAAAAGGAAATCAAGAAGCTGATGGACAATGAAACATGGATTCTTCCAACAGAAGCACTTGAATATGGCTTTGCAACAAAGATTGACAAGCCTGAAAACAAGAACGCCAGTCAGAATGCATTCCTTCAGTTGCTTGACATTATCAAAGCGCATCAGGCAAAAGAAGCTGATGATGAAGCGGATGATGATGACGGAAAAGAAAATCCTGATGACACTGGTGCAGAAACACCAGATGATGACGGAAAAGAAAACCCTGATGACACTGGTGAAGATACACCAGATGACGAAGGGGAAGAAACGGAAACAACCACCCAGAAATGGAGTGGTTTTTTTAATGCACTTTTAAAAAATTATTAAAAAAGGAGATCAAAAACATGTTAAAGTTCGCAAACGAAAAAGAATCTATCAATCAGTTAGTTGCCGCAATGAAGAGTGGTGACGAACAGGAAATCAAGCAGGCATGGGAAGGAATTCATGATTCCATTGCAAGCAAGGTGAAGGAAGATTTTGCAGACCTTCAGGAATCCCATGATGCCGCAGTTCTTGCACAGCGTGGTTACAGACAGCTTACAAGCAAGGAAAACAAGTGGTATCAGAAGGTTATCAATGCACTGCGTGCCGCTGATCCGAAGCAGGCATTCACTGCTATCATTGGCAGTGACAATGAAGAAGACATGATGCCAACAACCATCATTGAAGATGTGTACAAGAACCTGAAGGAAGAACATCCGCTTCTTCAGGCAATCAACTTCCAGTATGTTGGTTTCATCACCAAGTGGATTCTGAATGACCACAGCGCACAGAAT